TCAGTCATAAACCACCATTCTTTCACTAGGGGATTATCATGGACGAAGTAGGAAGTATTACTAGATTTAATAGCTTTGTAAAGAAAATGATTCGTCAAGAAGGCACCTGTAAACTAGCGGAGCAAACGAACGACCGCATCGCCTGCTTTGAGGTTGCTTCTGCTGGTGGGGTGAAGGGGTTTGTAGGATGGTGGGAAGATGACCATTCACAGATGACCTATGCCGCTACACCTTACGAAGTGTATTGCACAATGCCTCACGAAGATTAGTATTCCTTTCAAGAGAGAGGCGACCCACTACGGTGGGCGTCTCGACCTTGGAAAGTTTTTACGTAAGTCATTGAAACTAAAGGACTTAGGAAAAGTTGCCCCGCCCGGCAAACCGAGAAAGTCAAGCCCAATTCTGAAAAAAGTCCAAAATAAAAAAAGATCAAAAAACATTAAAGACCCGCTTGACATCTAGCCGATATATATTATAATAAGGATGTAAAGTTCAATTACGAAAGGATAATTTATGAATCTTCCAGTTACAACCGTTCGCCTGCTTTGTCGCATCTGTAGCCAACAGCAGGAAGTTATTGCCCCCGTCGCTGGCCTTATGGCTTGGGAAGAGGGTGCGTTTATTCAGGACGCAATGCCTGAGTTATCTGCTGGGGATAGGGAGATGTTGATTTCCCAAACCTGCGATGACTGCTGGCGTATGATGTTCGGTGATGATGAGGATGAATTTTCAGAAAATTTCTAAAGTTTACCACTTGACATTGCCGATATATACTATATAATAAGTTTTTACAGTTCACACTTTGAAAGGGTTTTCACTATGACTAACATTCAATCAAACGACATTTCTTCTTCCGTCCGTTCTGCTTTCGATTTCAGCGTTGACAAGTTCCCGCTATATGGCCCGGACAATATGCCAACGGATCAATACGGTTTATTCCGTTCTGATACTGGCTATCTCAAGGGGGTGAAATCCGTTTCACCTCGCTATGTTCCCCATACGACTGATGACGTTTGTGCGTTAGTCGATGCCGCTGGTGAGGCGTTTGATGGTGAGATTGCTTGCAATACTCACTTCCGCAGTGGTCACTATGTGTCCATCGCTCCGACTGCCGCTGATCGTCGTTCGATCTTCAAGGATCGAGATACCGACAACGTATGGCCTCGCGTGATGATTAACGCTGGCTATGATGGCAAAGCGTTCACCGCTTCGCTGGGTTACTTCCGTGATGCTTGTAGCAATCTGGCTATGATGCGAATGGTTAGCGGTACGACCGTTTCCATCCGTCACACTTCCGGCTTGCGTGCCAACATGGACGAATTGATCGCTACCTTTGAGACTCTCAAGAATAGCTGGTCAACTCTGACTGACGTTATCGACCGTCTAGAATCTACTGAGGTTCGCATGACTGAGTTTCTCGATTCTATCTATGGTCGTCCTGATCAGGAACAGTTGGATCGTGCGGCTCGTGGTGAGAAGGTGCGTGCGGTGACTACTCACCAAAATCGTACTGAGGCAATTTGGAAGCGTCTCAATAAAGAGCGTAACATCACAGGTCGTCCAGCGATGACCAACGTGGTTTCCGCTTGGGAGGCTTACAACGCCATTCAAGGGTTCGTCCAGCACGATGCCCAAGCGAAGGAAGGCTTCAAGGGCGACTTTGACAGAATCCTTCGTGCGTCTAACTCGCAGGAAGTACGGGCGGCTGAAAAGCTCGCCCTAGAGTTGGCCGCCTAATCTGTACCCCTTTCGTGTGCCGTTGCCGGTTGGGACTCGTTGTCCTGACCGGTAGCGGTTTTTTTTCTAGGGGTGTGGAATGAACATCGGAAAATTTATTTTAATTTTATTTTTTTCTGTCTTGACACTTGGTATCGTAACGGAGCTAATCAAACGACGCTAGGAAAGTTTTGACGTAAGTGCTTGGTATCAAAGGACTTACGAAAACCGGGGCAGCAACACTTGTGCCAAACTCTATCATACAAGCGTATTTCGTATTGTTTATCTTTTTGCTGTAAGTACTTATATAGTAAGGGTTTACGTTAAAGTTCCTATTGACTTATGTCGATAATATGGTATAATGGTACTATGACCAAACGTGTCAACTAGTCTTGTTGGGGGGTTAGGGTCACTTCACCCATGCCACCCATTGGAAGGATCTTCTCTGCCTTGTCTCATCTCATCTATACTGAGTCGCCACGGATACCCACAGTCAGCCACTTTCACACCTCTGTCGAACCTCTACCAAACAGAGTCGCCACCCTACCAGCCAGTCAGCGGATCCAGCAACTTTTTAAATCTGTCGTATCTCATCTAACTAGAGTCGCAGCCATATAGCACCAGTCAGCCATTTTTACATTTGTCTGGTCTAAAACTATCCGAGTGCGGCCATTGATGGGAGTCAGTCAATTTAGCTCTGACACTATAAAGAAGGGGGTTGTAGTAGATGGCCATATAAGAAATATATGATTAAAAGTAATTGGGCTATACATAATGAGATTAAAGAGATGTAAGCGTATAGCTTCTTTATGTTGTATAGTGTTATTACAGTAATGACTAATATCCACAAGCAAATCATCTTGACCGTCATGAACAACGCAACAGAGCCAGAGTCAAGTTTAATTAAGAACGTGCCAATTGGATTCTGTTCATAGTCTAGGATGTTCTCTTGTAGCTTTATGGTATAGTAATGATCCAACATACTTACTATGATTACCCATAGAAGCCCAAGTATAATGGGGACGTTGAATTTTGCTTTGAACATTTAACTAGAATACAACTTTATAAAATTGATTACCCTCTTGACACTACTACCATGTATTGGGGCGATTATTATTCTAGATGTATCTTTGTACCTGCTCAACCCCGAACCCCTACATATAACTCCTATTATCTTTCCGTTATAAATAATTGGCCCACCACTATCTCCCTGTATGCCCCAAGACAAAACTATAATTCCATCATCGGATAACTTTCTGCCAGCGAACTTTGCAGTCCAGCCACGATACGATCCTGTTCCGAATCCACCAAGATCAACACTGCTGCCCATTGGGGGAACTATTCCAGTCACACCTAAAGGTTCAACCTCATCTGGTATCAACGCCTTTATTAATGCAAGATCACTATTCATATCCTTTTGGAATGGGAACTTAACTATTACACTATTCTTTTGTGTTTTCTTTCCTGTACTAAAAGTTATAGTTGCTAGGGAATCATCATCAGGGACTACATGTGAGGCGGTTAATACAATCCCAATATAGTAATCAGGAAATCTCTCACTATCCTTTACAAACTTAACAACAGAGCCAGTGCCTCTACTTATAGATGTCCCCCTAGAGTATTCTAATTGAACAATACTAGACTCATATGATTCTTTTGATTCTTCCCACTCTTGTGCATTTAATTCTATTGGTAAAAATATAAACGCTAAAATTAAGAACAGTCTCATCGTACTTACCTTTCGTGGCTGGTATGTCGCTACGAAAGATTATACGCAAATTTATTTCTTCTTAATAGAACTATATATTTCTTCCCAGTAATGTTCGATCAATAATTTTACAATGTAGGTAATTAACTGTGTTGCTATCCAGAGCCATACATGACTCCCAACGAAGAACGATCTGTTACTGTCACTCAAATCTATATTATTGCAGATATACCTTTTGAGGGAAATTCGTAAGTCTCGTGGGTTATCTTTCTCTTTGGACTGATGTTGTAGTTCGTCATCAAACCATTCTTGGGCTTTATCATAAACCTCATCAAGGAGATCAAATGACTGGTCAGCGTAAACTCTTTTGCCACCAAATCTACGCTCTAACTTATCACTAAAAATGCTTCGGTCTATCTGGACATTCATTGTTTCCTCCGTATAGGGTTATAGTTGTCCTATTCAAACCTTTCTTAATATCTCTGCTAAAAAGGCCGTAAGGCCATAGAATAATTAAAAGACACGTTACTTTATAGATGTAAAAGAGCCTTTACGAGAGAATATACACCTTATATTAGTATTAAAATGGAGCAAATGGGTCAACAAAATTTCAACTTTGTGGTTTTTTGTCCCAATCCTCTT